TCAAGAAAAAGCCCACCTTGTGAGCGGGCCTTTACTGTCTAAGTTAGACTTGATTACTCAATGCTTGAGTCAGCAAATACTGATACACCAGCACCGTCGTACAACTCGCCATGTCCATAAATTGCAGAACCAACGATGTCATAACCACGAATGCCTGCTTGGCGTTGTGTTTCAATCTTGATGTCTTGCAATATTGCTAGACCTAATGAGTCTTTGTGGAAAATACCACAAGCATAGTCACCAGCGGCTGGAGTAGCACCAGAACCAGTTACCAATGAACTTTGATAAACTGGAACACCACCTAACATACCCATGAAACCATTGCGAAGTGCATCGTTACCAACCATTGACGCAGGAGCGGCAAAGGTAGATGTCAATGTAGAAGCAATGTCATAAGCCACGTTTGGATGTAAGACAATAGCACAATCATTGCTTGTGTCGTAACCAGCGGAACGCAATTTAGCGATACCTTGGAAAATCAACGCTGGAGTCAATGTTGTAGATGTGTTGCTGATTGTTGTTGAGAAGTTAGCAAAGTTGCTCATTAAATCGCCGTCAATTTTGCGAGCGATTGCTTCACCAAATAAACGACCAATGTCTGCAACAACATTAGAGCTAGAAGCCATCATTGATAAATCACTGATAGTGGCCAATAGACCAACTTCTGATACAGTCAATGTAGCACCGTCTGTAGATACAGTTGTAGTAGATGGTGCAGTTGCTTCTGTTAAAGCGCCTGCTGTTACTTTTGGATAGATAGGAACTGTAACAGTTTTACCTTGTCCTGGTGATAAAGTATAATTGCGAACTAGGCCACGCATGATGCTCTTTTCGCTTGCTACGAATAACGCTTCTGCTACGATTGATGGTAACAGGTCGTTTAGGGTTGTTGAATTTGATAACGCCATTTTATATCTCCTTGATTATTAGGCTATTCCGTTTGCTTTACGATATTCTCTATAAAGTTCACGGTGTTCTTGATTTTTCATATCAAGTTTTGTTATGTCTACTTTGCCTGGTCCTTGACTAGAGATATTGCTTTTACTGTTGGTTGTAGCAGGCGTAGATTGAACAAAATGTGGATTACTTAATAGGAATTCCTTCACTAAGTCTTCCACTCCTAATACACTACCATCATCGCGGTAACGCACTGATCCTTTTTGATCTACTACTTCTACTTCACCTTCTGGATTAAGACGAACATTTGGAGTTAATAATGCTTTAACTTGTTCAGCGTTGACTGCACGATACTGGGCGGCGGCACTGAGCAAGGGCGTATTAACTTTGTATTCCTTAATCACGCTATCTCTTTTTAGGATTTCAGCATCCTTTTTTGCGGCTAATTCCTGCAGAGTCTTTTCAAACTCTCCTCGCTTGATCTGTTGTTCCTGTTGTTTCTTTTCCCATTCAGTTTTAATTAAACGGAGTTCATCAGGATCACCTAGATCTTCATAAGGTTTTAGAAGTTTCTTCTGTAATGAACCTTTCATACGGCCCATCATGTTGTCTACTTCTTCTTGCGTATAAGTTTTAGTCGCTTGTGCCTGGCTTTCAGAATTAACGTCTGTGGCGTCAGTTGCCGTATCGTTTACTAATGTATTGTCTGACATTATGCATCGCCTCCCTTGGAGTTTGTAGTCTATTTATTGCACTTAACCTAAAGTGCAGTGAATATACTTATTTCACTTAGATTTTTTAGGTTTAATTTTGCCTTGGCTGATTTTGATAGCAACCATTTGTTTAATTGCTTGAGCCTTGGTGGGGTAAACTTTTCCGCTTTCCCCATATTGATATCCTTTTCCGCCTCTAGGGCCAGTTGCTTTGTGTATTGGCATATTAATATCCTCTCTTCTTTGGTGGTTTAGGCATTTTTTTCTTTTTATGATAGGTCATTTCAATCTCCTGGTTAATCTTCCATTGGTTCCCACTTGGCACACCAATATACAGTTCGTACATTGGCGTCAAACTTAGTGCAGTAGCCTTCTGATGCTTTGTAATATTCACAGTTGGCACAATTTTGATCTTGATATCCGCTGTCTACAGCAGGCATATAAGCAGGCGGTAATGATTCAGGTATTGCTTCCCCGTCTGGATATGTGCGTCCCACTATGGGGTTAATATCTTGATAAGGTAGACGTTCCTTTTCACTGCCCAATGCTTCTAACAACATTTCATCAACCACACGGGCTACCACAGGATCTGTGCTGGCTCCTTTGGCTTTGACTAGGTTGTCAATGTCATTGCTGGTATCAGCGATGTTGAATCCGTCTGGGTAACTGATCTCACCCATCCATTGCTGTCCTTGGTATTCAAACCAATACTGCCAAATCTGTTCTTCAGTCAACTCTAGGTTGTCTGCCTTTTCACTTAGTTTAGCATTTAACAATTCAAACTCTTGCTTTTGTGCAACACCACTCATACGGCGACTTTCTGTTGAACGAATGCTACCTGTGTTGGCCATCTTGTCAATTGCATCAGTCACATGACCAATGGCATTGAAGATTGAGTTAATATCAGTAGAAACACTGAGGATGTAGGGTTTTAGTCCTGGATCTAGATTGTCTTCCATTTGCACAATAGCACCCGCACCTGCTGAGGCTTCTGTGCCTGCTGTCTTGACCAGAGCTGGATGTCCATTGATACGAACACTTTGTTCAACTTCACTGGTTAGGTTGTAAATGGTCATTTGTGCGTGTGCAATGTCTGAGATATCACTTACACCAATACCACGCACAGGACTGCGATGATTATAGGCTAGAACTGCTGGAATCTTGCCTAGTCCATTGATTTCTTCAGTTTCTTCTTGAACTGCACGGCTACGGTTGTTTACAATGTAGGTCTTGATAGTTTCTTTAGTCCACTCACGAATGGTGGCAAATGTATCATTGCTTTCTTCAATGTATTTGAAGTAGATCAATTCAAACTGTCCATTAGGTTTACGATGCCAGTTCCAATCTGTTACAGTCAATGGAGTTACTAGATTGACATATGGGCGAACTTGTGCCGCTTGTTCTTCACCCAGTGTGATAGCACCAACATTGGGTTTTGTAACTAACACCCAGCAATGACCAAACACTGAACTCCATACAGCCACTTCTTTCATAAAGGCATTAAAACTGCGTCCATCTAGGTCAGCATCACGCAGGAACATTTCTAATTCAAAGCTCATGCCATTGTTGTCAAAGTCACGGTCTGGTTCTTCACGGAATAGAAAACTGATGTAAGTTGATATCACACTCTTACAGTGATTTTCTAAATGTGTTGACGCAATACGATTTGCGTATTCACTTTCTGTTTCATTGACATAGCGTGTTAGGTATTGACCACGCTGGTATTCAACTCCACCCATATAGGAATTCAATAGGAAATCCCAATGGTCTTTGTTTCTTTGATAGAGCAGGTTTGTGCTCATCACTGCTACATATTGTTCTAAAAGGGTTTGATTCATGACTTTTTCCTATATTATACTGTTTGGTGTGTCCATCTTCCAGGTTGTTGAACTCCTGAATGGTCTTTTTTCATTGGGAACAAATAATCAACACAATAACCCAGTGCATCCATCATGTGTGAATAGTCTGGGTTACCACCTTTGTCAGGTTGATTAGTTCCTTCTTTGTATGAGTGGCGTTCAAGACCTTCAATTGTGTATTTGCATTTGGGATCAATTAACAAATTGACCTGCCCTTGTTCATTGTGCAAGCGACTGTTGACAGCGTTGATGCGATCACGAACAGGAGTGTGACTGTGAGGTGCTTTAACTACAAATCCTGCATTGCGAAGTATGATGTGATCTGTTAGACCACCTGCTGATGTTTTTCTCGCGGCGCCCGCAGGATCTGGGAAACACCATATTCTTTGACGGCTATAACGACTTTGTATCTCATTGACTAGTTCTTGTGTGTTACTGCCAAAGATGCGTATTTCATCTATGATATGCAGTTGGTCGCCAGCTCTATGAAATACTACTGCTGAGATAGGATCAATGTTAAAGTCAACCCCAATGTAAACAGTACCAGGGATGTCGCCAGTAAAGGGTTTAACATTGCGGGTTCTGTCAAACCCATAATAAATTTTTCCACTGTATGTTTCAAAACTTGCAAGAAATTCTTGACGGAATGTGCGGGTGTCAAGGTCTCTTTTGGCCGCTTCAATTTCTTCTGCACTTACTTGTCCCCCATCTAGGGTTGTATATTGATGACTGCTCCAAACATCAGGAATCTCTAGACTCATTTGATATAAGTCATGTGCCCAATTGCCTACACCTTTGGGTGTTCCAATGAATAAAGCATGACCTTGTCTATCTGCCAGTGTAGGACGAAGCACTTCATACCATGCTTCTGGATCAATGTCAGCAAACTCATCACAACATAGAAAATCAAGTCCAATACCACGCAGGCTGTCAGCATTGTCCGCACCTTTTAGTGATATGGTGCTGGCATTCTTAAGTGTAATTGATAATTCTGCTTCATTAACTCGCTGAACCCAGTTTAAATCCTGCAGGCGATTCTTTAACTTGCGCCACACAATGGTTTTGGCCTGACGATATGTAGGGGCAACATACCATATTTCTTGATTGGGTATGCGAGCATGATAGCACAATTCACGAATGGCTAGGTGTGTTTTACCAAAGCGGCGACCAGCAACACAGACTCTAAAGCGGTGTTTGTCATTGGCAATCTTGGCCTGTGCTGATGTCAGTTTCATTCTGCTTTAGGTTCCTCAGTGGCTTCAAGCACTTCTTGGTTGACTTCCCCAACTTCAATGTCAGTTACTTCAGCCTCAACCCATGGCAAAGGTTCAGTTCCTTGATTACCAATACCATTTTCACTTTGTCCAAGTATGTTTTTACCTAACCATATCAATAGAGTAGCATTGCCACTCAGTGCAAGACGCAGTTGAGCACGGCGAATACTTTGTTTTAGATTTTCACGCCCTGTCAATAATTGTGGGGCAAAGTTATAACGAAGTGTTTCTTCTTTGATGCCAAACCAATCAGCAATTTCTCTATCTTTACAACCAATGGCGGCCAACTTAAACACTTCGTCAGGTGGGACTAATTTCTTGTCGCGGCCAATTATAAGCCCTTCAACAATTTTAGTTCCTATTCTAGGATTAAGGCGATTGGGGTATTCTGTTGTTGACATTAGAGTCTTCTATCCTCTACTTTGACGCGGAAACTGCGGCGCTCAATTAGACTGTTATTGGTCCATACCTTGTTGGTTAAATTGTAGATGTTACCGCTTGTTCCGCCCGTAACCACTGCGATTGTGGTTGTGTTTGCTGAAATTGAACTGGAATTAACAGCCAATGTGGTAGTGTCCACTGTGCTAGTTGAAAAACTAGTAACTGCCCAGGTTGAACTGGTGATGGTATCTGCTCCTAACCAATCACTCCAATCAATTGCATAATTTAATTTTGCCTGTGGGTCTTTTAGAATGTAACTTCCTTGATTGTCCTGTTTAAAACCTGTAGTTGTGGTCATGCTGGTATTCTCCGTATTCTTAATGGCGTTTCTTCACGCACTGGTGTTATTACATCTCTCACTTGAAGAGTGCCCGCTGGAACTGTTAGGCCTTCAAAGTTTTTAACTCCTAGCCATTCTCTGACATCAAGCACTGAGGTGCGACAGTTCTCCGCTAATGCTCTATTTAAACGGCTTTCACATTCTATGGCGTAAATCGCACTGGCAAATGAGATTTTTGTAGTTCTGCTTTCATTGAGGATTTGTTGACGTCTACTTTCTTCAAGCACACGAATTAGGGCCTGCTCTACGCTGGCTGTTAAGCGTCTTGTTTCTTCTAGAACTATGAATAGTCTACTGTCACCTTCAACCTTGTAAGTGAAGTAATCATCATATCTAGGCACCTGCTCAAGTAGGGCATTGAGGCTTGCAGTAACAAATAAGTCAGCAACTCCAATCTTACCAACAAACGCATTAGATTGTAGCGAGGCCTGTGCTGATAAGATTACGCTAGGGCGATAGACATAACTTGGATCTATGCTTAAATTAGCAGTGACATTTAGCGTGGCTTTGTTGCCTGTAACAATGCGAATGTTTGCTGAACTAAGGAAACTACCACTGCCAAATATAGCATAGGTTGTTGAATTATTAAGGGTGGCTACTGCTGATAGTGTTGACTTTCCCTTGGCTGTGTAATTGCCTCTAACACCTAAACTGGCTTGGGCACTTAAACTAGCACTTCTAAAGGCGCTGATACTACCCTGTGCTGATAGACTTGCCACTGCACTTAGAGTGGCAACACCAATTACATTCTTATCACCATCTGCTTGTAGTGTAGCAGTAACAATAATATTGTTATTGGCTGTAAAAGTTTTAAGTTGACCACCAATAGCACTAAGACTTGCTACTGCTGATAAGAATTTAACTCCTGCTTGATTACATAACCATTCATAGGTTAGACTATCTGGTGTTATTGTAGTACCATCAACACGGAATACATTTGTATCTGCATCATAGGCATAATTTAAAGGTGAATAGTATACCTGACCTGATGGTAGTGTGCTTACATATCCATTGTCATACCAATTTGTGATATCATAGTTAGATGCAACATTATCATCTATCCAGATTTGAGCAATACAACCTTTGAATATTTTATTAGCGTTGGTTAGTTCAAATATATCACTAGATGAATTCCAAGTTTTTTCATATCCAATATTAAGAGGTCCTTGTATTCCCGTTCTAATACTATCAGGAAGGGTATCCTCTTTAGTTCCTTGATTAATTCCGTCTTGCCATAATCTTACTTTATATTGTCTGCCAAAGCCTGTTACCGTCCATACTTCAACATATAAGAAATAATGGTGCCACTCTGTATCTATTGTAACAGTAGGCCAACTAAGGGTAAGTTCTCTAACAGGATTATCATCCGCATAATACCTTGCGCGGAGATCTAGACTATTGCTTAATAATTCAAATGTTAGACCACTGAGATTAGGAAATGCGGCGCGATAACTAGAATTAAAAATTACACCGTTATTATCGCCAATTTCATCTTTTCTTGCCCAGAAACTGATAGCAGATCCAGGAGCCAGACCAAGGCTATTGCCTGCAGGAAAAATTGTGGCAATGGTACTGGTAGTAATATGAATACCAGTAACTTGTCCCTTTGCACCTGGTATGTCTGTTGGATGTCCAATCCCATAAATGGCATTGCCTCTACAACTTAAGGTGGCCTGCGCAAAAGGTAAACTAGCCGCACCTCTTGTGGCTGTGACTGTGGCTGATAGGCTTGCAGTGGCAACAAGACTGGCTGACCCACTTGCACTCAGACCACCAAGGCTAGATAGATTGGCTGTGGCATTTAGTGTAGTTGACGCGGAGCGTGTTACAGCACCATTAACTGATAGATTCGCAACCGCATTTAGGCTAGCACTAGCGGGGCGAATTCTTTCTGCAACTACAGAAATTGATGCGGTGGCTGATAATGAACTCAGGGCATCTGCCGTATAGACAAAATACCCTGAGTCTACATAACCTGAATCTACATAAAAGATATCAGCCACTGACTTCTCTTATTAAGCCAAGGTTACTGTTAAGTTACCTGACTGTATCTGAAATGTGTCGCCTGTTTCAATAACTTTAGGACTATCTAAGTTTCCATAATAAAGAATGTTGCTGACTGTTGTTGCCCCATCTAGAATTGCTAGACTGTAAACAGTTCCCCAATTGGTTGTGGCTGTTGGAAATGTCACAGTGGCATTAGTAGTGGCTGTTCCACCTGGACTTGATGCGGCCGCAAATGTTGCTGTCTGACGAGCGTATGCAGTTCCTGAGGTTGAAATCTCATTGGTCAATGTACCTGCTTCCAAGTTTGTTGACGTTGTAAACAACCCAATATAGACTGTGGTTGGTTTTGTGAATGCTGTGGTGCCTAAACTGTGATCTAACAGTTTGGCTTCTAAATAATTTGATGCCGCTGACATGAATGTCTCCTTGTTTAAATTTTAAATTCCACAGTCACATTCATCACCTTCAATGTGATAATGAATCATGTGTGCTTCTGGATTTTGTGTTTTTATGGCTTCAATCACCGTGATTAAACTACCATTTTCTACTTCAACATCACCTGTGATTATAGAATCATTAGGTAACTGTGCTTTATAAATTGCTTTCATGTTATTTTCCTTTTAATCAAGAGCAAATGGTGCTGAAGGAATTGTATAAGTTGCTCCACTATATCGTGCCACATTGCTTAAACGAAGTTCATCAATATAATGAGAAGTATTTTGGGCACCATCAATCATACGACCAATTGCGGCATTGCGAGTTGGGGTTGTCCAACCCACTTGGTAACCAATGTTCTTGCTTTCTGTTTGGGTATTGACTCTAGATCCATTAACATATAGTGATCCACTGGATCCTGAGCGGACATAGGCCACATGGACCCATGCATTAATTCCCACTGTTCCGCCAAATATGCTAGAATAACCAGATCCACCACCTGTGTAACCAATCTCAACAGTTCCAGATCCACCATACCATAATACGAATCCAACTTTCTGACCTCCAGAACCGTTAGCACTTGGGCGACAGTCAAATATTGGGTGATAGTATCCACCTGAGTTGCTGGTGTTATAGACCCATGCTTCAATGGTAAAATCACCTGTTCCAATTTCCCATTTTGTAGTGTCTGCTGAATAACAATATTTGTCTTGTCCTGTTTGTGCAACATCATCTAAACTATATGAACCTGCTTTGGCAGTGGCGTTATATCCACCATTTGCACTCATAGTCCATGTGCTACCTAATCCTGAACTATCTGTTAGATTATTTTCAAAACGCATCAATATGCGAGTATTAACACCAGTGGTTATTGGTGGGTTAACTTGAATAAATGACTTGTCTATTCTTGCTAGGTATTTGTTGCCAACATAGGTAATATCAACACGATCAATGGCATTTGATGCTGTTGAAAGCACTGAAGTTGCCGTGCCCCCTGTGAAATAATAAGCATCACTCCATGTTGCTACACGGTTTCCAGTTGCGTCCTGTGACAGGATTAGACTTATAGTAGAACCCGTTGTCATATTTGTCACGGTATTGATTGTTATGCTAGAACCAAATGTATAAGTCTGAATTGAACCACTATTAAAATTAGGTGTAATTGAACTACTTACAGAACCACCAGTATAAACTGTGATTGTTGGAGTAGCGGCCGCTATGGTAATTGAATTTGTAGCAGTTGTGATCGTAACACCTGAACCTGCTGTCAAAAATCTTGGCAAGTATGAACTGTTACCAGCAATTAGAACTTGACCATTGACTGGAATTTCTGAAGTGTTGGTTCCACCTGCGGCCACAGTAAGAACACCACTGACTGTTACTGTGCCTGTGGTGGCTGAACTAGGTAGTAATCCAGTTGATCCAAATGATATTGAATTAACTCCAGTGCTAGGAATTGCGGATACTGAAATAGTTCCATCAACGGCCGCTGACAATCCTGATCCAATCTTAACACCACCCAGGGCCGCCGCTGTTGCAGTGGTAAGTGTGTAGGCCGCTGGTATTCCCAATGTGCTGGTTGAAACCCAACTTGCTGTTCCGCTACCATTGGTCTGTAATAGGTAGCCATTTGTGCCCTTGCTTGATGGCCAAGTTGTGCCAGCAATAACCACACTACCTGTGGCTGTTGTCAAGTTGATGTTACCACTTCCTGTTGAGGCAATAGTGATAGCACCATTGGCGCCATTGCCTATGGTAATTGTGGGATCAGGATCATTACCTTCATTGGTGGTCAATACCAAATTGCCAGTGCCGTATGTTGAAATTCGTGCTTCTGTATTCAAATCACCAACACGCAGGGCATCAGTGACCAAGTGAACATCGCCTGTGCCATTAGGTTCTATTACAATGTTGCCGTTTGTGCCATTACCAATAGTAATACTACCTGAGTTTGTGCCACTGTTGGTGCTTAGGACTAAGTCACCAGCGCCATTGGTAGTGATTTCAGCCTGTGCTCCTGAATCACCTACTCTCAGTCTATCTGCGTTTACATTAACGTCACCAATGCCTGATGGATTGAGGTCAATGTTGGCGCTTACACCGTGATTGATTGTGATGTAACTTGAGGTTCCAGCACTATAATTTGTTCCTAAAACTAGATTGCCAGCACCTTGACTGGTAATGTATGCCGCGGCATCCACATCACCCACACGCAGTTCAGCGGTGTTAAGGACCACAAGTCCAGAGCCATTAGGACTTAGTGTGATTGAGCGGTTTGAACTGGTAGTAACAATTGAAAATGTTTGAACATCCAAGTTGCCACCTAGTTGAGGGGCTGTGTCGCTGACCACTGATGTTATTCCGCTAGAACCACCTGATGAGGCAAAAGTAATGGTTTTGGTTGAACTATTGGCAGTGATGGTCATACCAGTGCCAGTTGAGAATGTTATAGTGTCATTGAGACTGAGTGTTGTTGTTGTAGTTCCCACAGCCACGCGAATGGTGCCTGTAGATAAATTGGTAAAGTTTGCATCCGCTTCTGCATAAGTGAGAGCGGACCCTTTAGTGGTTCTAAGGGTTAGTTGGGGCAGAGCCATACATGAGATCTCCTAGGCTGATTGTATATACCCACATATTTATGGAGGGCGATATTTTCTCAGTCTTTATGCTAGAGAAATCACTGATTGACTGCGTTGAACCTTTGATTGAGTGTGTTAAGGGCACCAGCCTGCTTGTTCAAGGTTTTGATAAGCTCTTGCTGGGTCATCAATGTTTGATGCAGTTGTAATTGCAGATTAACCAATTGACTGTTCAAATTGA